TGACGATGGCCATGAAGTCCATGAAGGCCGAGATCCCGGAATTGATGGCCCGAGGCATCGTTTCCGCGGTGGGCAGCCCCGAGACGTGGACCGCCGCGAAGAAGGCAATGCGCAAAGAAGCCCAGGATGCGGCCGGGAGCTGGCTCATGGGCATCATCAAGTTCGCCCTGGACAAAGTGATGTGGGGCGCCTTGTTCCTGGTGGCCGTCTACTGGGTGGGCGGCATGCCTGCGCTTGTCGGCCTGCTGAAACTGAAGGCTTCGGCGCCATGACCCGCGGCGGCATGCTTCCTGGCCAGTAGGAGAGAACCATGGACCCCATCACTATCGCCATGGGCCTGTCGCAGTTCGCGCCGGCCATCGTCAAGTGGATGACCGGCAGCGACAAGGCCGAGGAGGCCGCCCAGGCCGTGGTCGGCATCGCCCAACAGGTGACCGGCAAGCAAGATCCCGTCGACGCCCTGGCCTCGATCACCGGCAACGCGCAGCTGCAGCTGGAGTTCCGCAAGGCCGTGATGGCCAACGAGGCCGACCTGGACAAGGCCTACTTGGCCGACCGCCAGAACGCCCGCGGCCGCGACGTCGCCCTGGCCCAGGCCGGCCGCCGCAACGTGCGCGCCGATGTCATGGTGGCGCTGGCCTTCGTCGCGGTAATCGCCATCGCAGCCCTGATGGTCTTTGGCAAGATCGACGGCAACAGCGCAGCAGGTGGTTTCCTGGTGGCCGTGGGCGGCATGTTCACCAGGAACATCGGCACCGCTTTCGACTTCGAGTTTGGCAGCAGCCGCGGAAGCCAGGACAAGGACAGCTACCTGGCCCAGTTCTTCGGCCGCAGCCAAGGGCCAAAGGCATGACCCAGAAAGGACAAAGCCCCGGAGCGATCAACTCCGGGGCCTGCCTGCGCATTCGAGCGGGTGCGACCGTATCGCCAGCTTGCACCTTCGGGGAATCCGGGACGGCCTGCCGGCCAACCCTTTCGCATGCAGTGGCATGCGGCTTTCGCTCTGTGGGCGCGAGTGTGCCACAACTGCCGCATTTTTGAGCAATGGTTGAACTGCGCATCCCGGTCCAAAGAGCCAAGCAACCGAATCCCGGCGGCATGGGTCCGGTCTTCCACGGCCTGATGTCTGCGGCCGAAGCGGCCAAGGAAGTAGCAGCGCACCGCTGGCCGTTCTACGTCTATGCGCTTTGCTCGGACACTGGCGCCGCCTTCTACATCGGCAAGGGCACTGGTCATCGCATGCTCGCGCACGCCGCCGAGGCAGCCGACGGCGGCGACTCCGCGAAGTGCAAGATGATTCGCGCCGCCGGCCAGCGCCTGCGCTACGCGGTCTTCATGGTCTGCCAAGACGAGGCTTTTGCGGTGGGCATCGAGGCGTGGCTCATCAACGCCTGCTACGAAGAACTGACCAACATCAAGCCCGGGAGCGCAGCCGCGTGCATGGCAGCTCTACAGCCTATCGACCCGCAGCAGTTGGCCATCGCCCAGATCGAATGCACGCTGGAGATCCTGGAGGAGGCGTCTGCAGCCATCGACAGGGCCGCAAAGCGCGCAGCCGCGAGGTGCGCGACGACACGCGCCGTCCTGGAAGAAGCGGGTTTCGACGTATGAGCAAGCGACCGAAACCGAAGCCGCGTAGTGCGCTGACGCACAAGCAGGAGTTGTTCTGCCAGGAGTATCTGGTCGACCTCAACGCAACGCAGGCCGCGACACGTGCAGGCTATTCAGCGCGTCAGGCTGGGGTAATCGGATACGAAAACCTCAAAAAACCTCAGATTGCGGCGCGAATCAAGGAGGCAATGGCAGAGCGCGAGAAGCGCGTCCACATCACCCAGGACCGCGTGCTGAAGGAACTAGCCCGGCTGGCCTTCTCAGACCTGCGCCGGGCCTTCAAGGACGACGGCACGCTGAAGTTGCCGCAGGAGTGGGATGACGACACCGCCGCCGCGATGGCTGGCGTTGACACCATCGCATCGAGCGTGGGCGGCGATGACGAGGCCCCGCTTTCGTTGACCACCAAGAAGGTCAAGGTCTTCGACAAGGGCGCGGCGCTGACGCTGGCCATGCGACACCTCGGCATGCTCAACGACAAGCTGGAAGTCACGGCGCCGCTGGTACGGATCAAGGACTACACGGGCCGATGAGCACCTTCGACTACCAGTACCGGCCCCAGGGCCCGACCCTAGACCGCTACATCGCCTGCCAGGAGCAGCGCGCCTTCATCTGCGGGCCGCTTGGGTCCTCAAAGACGAACGCCTCATGCTGGAAGGCGTTTCGCATCATGTGCAGCCAGCAGCCGGACGCCAACAAGCAGCGCAAATCGCGCATCGTGGCCATCCGAAACACCTACCCGGATCTGCTGGGCACCACGGCCAAGGACTGGATCGAAATGTTCGGGGACCTGGGCCGGTACGTGAAGGGCAACATGGAGCCGCCCACGCACAGCCTGAAGTTCAGGCTCGAAGACGGCACCACGGTCGACAGCGAAATGATCTTCTTGGCGCTGGACCGAGAAGACCACGTGCGCAAGCTGCGCGGCCTGCAGCTGACCGCCGGGTGGCTCAACGAGACGAAGGAGCTGCCTTTCGCTGTGGTGCAGATGCTGGACTTGCGGGTGGGCCGCTACCCGCAGGACATCCAGCCAACCTGGTACGGGATCTTTGGCGACACCAACGCGCCGGACACCGACCACTGGTACTACCGATTGGCCGAGGATGACCGGCCCGAGGGGTGGGCCTTCTTCAAGCAGCCGGGCGGCCTGGTGCGCGACAGCGCCGATTCACCGTGGCGCGAGAACCCCGAGGCCGAGAACATCAACAACTTGCCGCGCGACTATTACCTGAAGGGCGCGCAGGGCAAGGACGAGGATTGGGTCAAGGTCAACCTGGCCAACGAGTACGGGTTTGTGAAGGACGGCAAGCCGGTCTACCCAGACTACCGCGACAGCACGCACTGCCGGCCGTTCGAGCTGGTCAAGGGCCTTGGCCTGCACATCGGCCTGGACTTCGGCCTGACCCCAGCGGCGCTCATCGGGCAGCGCACGCCGATGGGCCAATGGCGCATCCGCCGCGAGTACGTGACCGAGGACACCGGCGTGATTCGCTTTGCCGCCGGCCTGAAGAAGTTTCTCAACGAGCACTTCCCGAGCTGGCCAATCACGTCCATCACTGGCGACCCGGCGGGCGATCAGCGCCAGGCCGGAGACAACGAGGAGCGCACCGTGTTCCAGCTTCTTGCTGCCAACGACATCGACGCCGTTCCGGCCTACACCAACGACTTCAGCGTGCGAACCGAGGCCTTTGCGGCGCCGATGCGCCGAATGATCGACGGCGAGCCCGGCATGGTGATTCACCCTGACTGCAAGGTGACCCGCAAAGGGCTGCAAGGCGGCTATGCCTTCAAGCGCCTGAAGGTCGCAGGCGATGAGAGATACCGCGATGTGCCTGACAAAAACCGATTCAGCCACCCGTGCGAAGCCGGGCAGTACATGGTCATGGGCGGCGGCGAAGGCCAGGCCGTGACGACGAAGGCGCGGCCAGAAGAACAGAAGGTTCTGGCCCAGTACCACGCCCGCCCCCGCTACAACTGAGGCAGACCACATGATCGGAACCGAATCGCGCGACATGGCATCCGGCGACGGAATGCCCCTGTACGAGCTGGAGCGCCTGCTTGGCGACATGGAGCGCGAGCCCGACTGGCGGCCGTCTGCCAACAAGTGCGCCGATTACTACGACCACAAGCAGGCCGACGCCGACCGCGTGCAGCGCAGCATCGACACCGGCGAGCCGCTGACCATCACCAACCTGATCCAGCGCACCATCAACGGCGCCTTGGGCCAGGAGGCCAAGACCCGCCTGGCCTGGAAGGTCGACCCCGACACCAACGCTTTCGCGGACGTGGCCAGCGCCCTGAGCGAGCGCATGCACGAGTTTCAGCGCGAGGCCAACGTCGACATGGCCATCGGTGAGGCCTACAAGAGCCAGCTGGTCACCGGCATCGGCTGGGTCGAAGTCAGCCGCAACCCCGACCCGCTGGCCTACCCGTACCGCTGCCAGGCCGTGCACCGCAATGAAGTGTGGTGGGACTGGCGCGCTCGCCTGCCAGACAAGAGCGATGCCAAGTGGGTGGTGCGCCAGCGCTGGGTGGACCTGGACGAGGCCAAGGTCACGATGCCGAAGTTCGCGGACATCCTCGAAGTGGGGTGCCATTCAGGCCCGATCACCGACTCGATGGCGCGCACGATCCTCACGACGCGGGACCAGTTCGAGAGCCTGGACACCACGCGGCGCAGCTTCACACGCACCGAGGAGGAGTGGCTGGACAACGCCGAGCGCAAGCGCGTGCGCTTCTACTCCGTCTACTACAAGCGCCCCAAGCAAGAGGTGGCGATCGTCTCCGGCACCAAGCGGGTGAAGTTCAACCCGCAGAACCCGCTGCACGTGGCCCTGGTCCAGCGCGGCGGCGCCAAGCTGATGAAGGGCCCGAGCTACGAGATCCGGCATGCCATGTTTGCCGGGCCCTACCGCCTGTTCGACATCGCGCTGCGCGGCCGCCGCTTCCCGCTGGTGCCGTTCATCTGCTACTCCTGCGACGACGACCGCAGCCCATACGGCCTGGTGCACGGGATGATCGGCCCGCAAGACGAGTTCAACGAGCGCCGTTCGCGCCTGCTGTGGCTGCTGAAGGCCAAGCAGGTGTTTGTCGACAACGACGCGCTGGACGAGAAGTACAACAATTTCGTCACCCTGGCCCGCGAGGTCATGCGGCCCGATGCCCAGTTCGTGCTGAACGCCAACCGGCGCAACGCCGACGGCCTCAAGGTGGTCATGAACCAGTCGCTGCAGAAAGAGCAGGCCGACGTCATGATGGACGCCAAGCAGCTGATCCAGGACGTGCCAGGCCTCTACAACGCGCTGCTGGGCAGCGGCAAGGATGGCGCATCGTCAGGCGTGGCCCTCAATTCGCTGGTCGAGCAGTCAGTCACGAGCCTGGGCGAGACGAGCGACAACTACCGCATGTCCCGCACGGCCACCGGCGATCTGTCCATGCAGATCATTGCCGAGGACCTGATGGAGGAGAACATGACCATGGAGGTCGGCACTGGCAAGAAGCGCCGCACCGTGGTCCTGAACACCGTCAACGCGCAGGGGATGCCCGTCAACCAGGTGGAAGACGCCGCGGTGCGCGTGGGCCTGGGTGACGTGCCCACCACGCCGGCCTACCGGGCGCAGCAGCAGGTGTTTCTGTCGCAGGCGATCCAGTCCGTGGGCAATGACCCGGTGGCGCGCGCCGTGCTGGTGCCGGCGCTGCTGGAGAGCGGCGATCTTGAGCACCGCGAGCAATACGCCAAGTGGATGCGGCAGCAGGCCGGCATCCCCGAGCCCGACGAGATCGATGACGACTCGCTGGCCAAGTCCGGCGAGGCCAAGGCCCAGGCCATGCAGCAAAGCCAGGCGCAGCAGATGGAAGCCACGCAGGCCCAGCTGGACGAATTGCGCGCCAAGGTGGCCGAGCTGATGACCCGCGCCGAGCTCAACGCGGCCAGGGCCCAGCAGATCAAGGACGAGCCTCCGCAGCCCTTGAACGATCCAGCGGCCAACGAGGACGCACTTATCAATGACGCGCTGACTGAGGCCAGTCGAGCAGCGTGACCCCTTCTCCACCGCGGGCGCCGGCCCTGCGGATGGTGTATTCGCCGGCAACCCATGAAGCCCGCCACGGAGCAATCCCGGCGGGCTTCGCACTTTCGGCGCCCACCGATACGGGCAGAGGAACCATGAGCGAGACAGCACTGATCGAAAAGCTCGATGCGATACAGGCAGGCAGCGACTTCACCGACCCGCAGACCTACAGGGATCTCCTGTACGGCCCCGAGTCCGAAGGCCAGGCCGCCGCAACGCACGAAACCCAGGGCGAAACCACCGCACCGGCCACCACGCCGGCGCCGGAGGAAAGCAGCGCATCGCCCGCCGCTGCCGAGCCGACGACCGAGGAGCCTGCCGCAGCTGGGGTGGCAACCAGGGACGGCAAGCACGTGATTCCGTACCACGTGCTTGAAAACGCAAGAGCTGGGCAGCGCGAAGCGGAGCGAAAGGCCGCCGAGCTGCAGGCCGAGCTGGAGCGCATGAAGGGAGCCGGAGCAACTTCGGCCGAGCAGACGCAAGCCATTGAAGCCATCTTCTCCGACGAGGAGCTGGCCGACCTGGCAAACGACTTCCCGGCCTTGAAGAAGCTGCACGACGCCTACACCAGTCTGGCCGCCAAGGTGGCCACCGACGGGAAGGCCGAGAGCACGGGACAGCAGCCGAGCCAGGCCGCGCAAGACGAGCAGCAAGACCTCATCGCTGCCCAGACTTTCGCGGCCATCAAGCCGAACGTGCTGCTGGAGTCCTGGCGGGTGAGGGGCGGCGGATTGTGGGAGGAGGCGAAAGCCGTCGACCACGAGCTGCTGAACGATCCCGCCTGGGCCGCCAAGTCCATGGCCGAACGCTTCACCGAAGTGCAGCGCCGCGTTGCAGATGCCAACGGCATCCCCCTGCCACCACCCACAGCAAAGAACCAGCCGGCCAACGCGCCGGCACCGCGGCCCGCCGCGCCTGCAAGGGAAGTGCACCCAACCCTCACCGACTTCAACGGTGGCCCCATGGCCACTGGCGATCCGATGGCCGGCATGCAAGCCGGTCAGATGGTCGACACGGCGATGGGCATGAGCATGGAAGAAATCAGGCGAATGGTGGGCCTCTCCTACTGAAACATCCACCTGAAGGACAGTCAACATGACTACCGTTGTGCAAGACACAAGCAACTTTGCGCTTGTGAAGGAGTCCGTCGCCCTCACTGCCGTGGCGATCAAGGCTCCGACCGACCTCACGCCGCTGATTGGCAAGGCCCCGACCCAATCGGGCGCCGAGTCCGTCATCAAGCAGCAATCCAACCCCGGCTTGCCCGGCATCCTCGTTACCGACCTGTCGGCCAAGAAGGCCGGCACGCAAGTGACGATCGAGGCCTACGACACGCTGGGCGGCGACCCGATCATGGGTGACCAGCTGCGCGAAGGCCGCGGCGAGAACGTCGACATCAGCTCGATGGACGCCAAGATCAACCTGGCCTCGAAGGTCATCAACGCCGTCCCCGGCGTGATGATCGACCAGCGCACGAAGATCAACCTTCGTTCGATGGCGATGGCGCAGCTGATGGGCTACTTCCCGCGCCTGCTGTGGAACCGCACGCTGATCCATCTGGCCGGCGCTCGCGGCGACCAGCGTGGCAAGGCCTGGCACATCAAGACCGTGGCCGCGTCGAGTTCGACCGAGTTCAACTCCAAGCTCATCAACCCTGTGCTGGCGCCGACCTACAACCGGCACCTCGTCATCGACGGCACCGGGTTCGTGCAGGGCGGTGCGCAGCTGGGCTCGATCGACAACACCGACGTCTGGACCCTGCGGCACATCGATGCGCTGGCCGAGTACGTGGATTCGCTGGAGTTCAAGATCCAGCCGATCAAGTTGCCGGATGACCCGGCGGCGAACTACTCGCCCATCCGCGGTGTGCTGTACCTGGACCCGGTGGCGTACCAGACCCTGCTGACCGACACCACGAGCGGCTACAACATCCGCAACTGGCAGGCGCTGGCGATGGAACGCGCCAACCTGATGGGCCTGAAGAAGCACCCGCTGTTCATGGGCGACGTGGTGATGTGGAACCGCATCGTGATCCGCCCGATGGAATACACCATCGGCTTCACGACCGGCGACACGCCCGCGATCATCAGCTCGGCCAACCGCTACACGGCGACCGAGACGACGGCCACGATCGGCAGCGGCTTCACCACCACCCACCGCGTTTCCCGGGCGATCTTCATGGGCGCCCAGGCCTTCGCGGTGCTGCAGGGCAACAACACGTCCAGCGGCATGACGGCATCGTTCAAGGAGCGGGTCTACGACTACGACTCCAAGCACGAGGCCATGGGCGAGTGGATGGGCGGCGAAACCAAGCTGCGCTTCACGTTCCGCGATGCCGACGGCAACCTGGAGCCGACCGACCACGGGGTCATCGCCATCGACGCATCCGTGCGTCGCGTGGGCCTGTGATCTTCAACCAACTGACCTAGGAGTTTCAACATGACCACCTACACAGGGGTTCAAAAGGGCCGCCCGACGTTCGCCACGGCGGACTGCGGCGTGTGGAAGGACAGCAACGCCGTGACCGTCACGGCCGCGCTGGCAACCACCGATGCGATCGTCGCCATGGACGTGCCTGCGGGCACGCGCCTGGAGACGCTGCGCTATCGGTCTGGCGACATGGACACGGGCACGGGCACGCTGACCATGAACGTCGGCTACCGCACCAAGCTGCCCGGCGGCACCGCATCGAGCGCCACGTTCTTCGCATCGGCCAGCGCGGCCTTTGCGGCTGCCACGACCACGTGGCAGGAGCTGGTGTTCGCGCCGGTGAAGTTCGAGGAGCCGGTCGAGATCGTGCTGGTGCCCGCCGTGGCAGCCAACGCGCTCGGCGCATCGGCCACCGCCTACTTCCAGGCCACGGGTGTGCTGGAAGGCATCACCTGACCTGAGCGCTTGTCTTCCTGCGCCTTCGGGCGCAGTTGCCGGGGCCGGCCTGTCGCAGGGCCGGCCCTCTTTTTAGGAGCATCGAATGATCCAAGTTCGCTACATCGGCAGGAAGCCGATCAAGACCGACAACGTGGCGCACAGCGGCGCCGTGTGGGTCGGCACAGATGACGTGCAGCCCGTGCCTGACGAGGTTTGGGCCAAGCTGCAGCCGTTCGATACGGTGTGGCAGAAGGTCGAAGCAGACGCGCCGGCGGCCAAGGCCGAGGAGCCCGCATCGAGCAGCACCCAGGACCCTGATCCGCTGGCCGGGTTGTCGCCCACCGATCTGCACGCCTACGCCACTGAGCGCAGCCTGAAGATCGATAAGCGCCTGAAGGACGCCGACCGCATCCGCGCCGCCATCGAGGCCGCGCAACCCGCCGGCTGACCATGGGAACCCGCACCGTCCAGAGCATCCTGGACCGCGCCTGGCTGAAGGCGCACGACCCCGGGGTGAACAAGCGCTGGGGCATCGCGGAGGGCATCTTGTGGTGCTCCGATGCGCAGATTGCGGCCGTCAACCTGCTGCCTCGCGCCTACACGCAGACCGCGGTGGTGACGGCCCAGGCGGGCACACGGCAGACGCTATCTGGGCTCGGCCTGGCCAACGGCCTGCAGCCCATGGACATCCCGCACAACGTCGCGGCCAACGGCGTGACGCCAAGCTCGCCGGTGACCAAGATCAAGCGGGCTTTCCTGGACGACTACGTGCCGACTTGGCACTCGGCGCTTGGCACGACCATCGAGCACTGGATGACCGACGAGGAGGACCCCAAGGCCTTCTACATCTACCCGGCCATCAGCGGGGGCGGTAAGCTCCGGCTCATCTACTCGGCACTGCCCGCCGAACTCACGGCGTTGACCGACACGATCGTTCTTGACGATGTGTACGCCGACGCGCTGCAGAACTACGTCCTGTTCTGCTTCTTCAGCAAGGACCTCACCTCGATCAAGAGTGCCCAGCTCGCGCAGATGTACCACACGCTTTTTGAGCGTGCGATGGGCGTGCGCGACCAGAAGCTCTCCATCACCGAGGCCAAGAGCAACGCAAAGCAGCAAGGGGCCTGACCCATGGCACTCGTTCCGCACTCCGGCACCTACACCGACTCTGCAGGCAACGTCATCACTGGCGCCACCGTGACCATCACGGACTCGCTCACTGGGACAGCATCAAGCCTGTTCACCGATGTTGACGGCAATGTTCCTGTTCTTGGGAATGTCCTCCTGACCGATTCGCTTGGGACGTACAGCTTCTATGCCGCGCCAGGCCGGTACACCATTGCAATAACGGCGGCCGGCTATGACGACGTTGAGCGCAATGAAGTGCTGTGGGACCCCGACGTGCTGGCTGACGACACCGGCGCCACCCTTGTGCATCAGTTGAGGTCCTTCACCGGCGCTGTTCAATCCACGCTTCAGGGCTGGATCGAAGGCCGAGACATCGGCATCCTTGAGGCGATGACCGCAGCCGATGCCGTGAAGGTCATGGCGGGCACCTATGACGCGACCCTGACCGCAAAAGCCCAGGCGGCGATTGACGCCCTGCAATCCGGCCAGCGGCTGCACTTCATCGGCACGCTGCTTCTGTCGGGTGCCGGCCTGAACATCACCAACAAGAACAAGGTGACGATCTGCGGCGGCGGGACTATCTCGATTGCCAACGCGGGCGCCGATGTTGACGCGGTGTGCCTGAAACTCGTCGGCACCTGTGACCGGGTGACGATTGAAGACCTGAACTTCATCGGTGCCGGGAATACTGGCGCCACGTACTTCCAGTACGGTGTGTATAGCGTTAGCGGGCAGACCCTCAAGAACATCACCGTCCGCGGCTGCCACTTCAAGAACCTGAACGCTGGCGCCTCGTTCAACGCTGACTCAAGCGGCACGTATGAAAACGTGCTGTGTACCGGCAACGTGTTCGAGGACATGGTAGGCACTACCGGCGGCCAGGGCTACGGCATCCATGCTTCGCGGGTCGTCAACATGATGGCGTCGCAGAACATCATCCGGCGAGCGCAGCGGCATTCGATCTACTTTGCGCGCAGCTCAACCACGGCGGGCCAGGATTTCGGCATGGCTGCGCACGGCAACATCATCGAGGACCACCGTTCTGTCGGCTTCGATGGCAACCTGCGGCCGGCAATCTACGGTGTCCGGGGTCGTGGCTACTCGTTCAAGCACAACAAGATTTACGACTACTGGGACGGCGGCATTGCTGTGTCCCACGACACGGCAGACTCTGCCAACGGCGGCGATTCGGTCATTGAGGGCAATGAGCTTTTCGGGCGCCAGAACGCCGGCTATTCGATCTTCATTGCCGAGGCTGCCGACCCGACAAGCTACAGAACGCGCAATGTGAAGGTGCACGGAAACACCATCGTCAGCGACCACGCCGTGTGCGCCTTGCAGCACGACATCATCGTGTTCAACGGGCAGGACATCGAGGTATCAGGCAACTCGATCTTCTCCTACAACATGGCGAACTCGGCGTACTACCCGTTCGGGTTCGGCAACCATGCAGCGGCAGGCGCGACGGACTTCGACAACGTGCTGTGCAAGGGCAACACGGTCAACGGGACCCTGAGCGGGTCCGGGTACTCGCCTATCACGCTGGCCTATGTGTTCAGTGACATCTGCACCGGGTCTGCACGCCTGAAGATCACTGACAACGAGGTGAACTCGGACTACCTGGCCGCGACTGCTGCTTTCCAAGCAACGCAGACAAACACCAAAGTGGTTGTGCAGGAAGCCAACGGCGGCGGCACGGTGGGCGTGTACGTCAACGGGGACACTTCGCCCAGCGTGTTCGGCGGGGTTACGCAACTCATCGTGACCAACTCTGCACCGATCAACCTGGCGTCGCTGGATGACGGCAGGCCCGGTCAACTGGTGACCTTGGTATTCAGCGACGGGAACACCACGGTCAAGAACGCAACGGGGAACATTCGCCTTGATGGCGGCTCCGATTTCGGCAGCACAGCGCGCGACGTGCTGACGCTTACCTACATTGGCGCGGCGGCGCTTTGGTATCAGTCTGGTTCAGCCAGCTTGAACGCCTAAATAGGGGGAATCGAATGCCCGTCATTGCCACACCAAGCGGCTTCACACCATGGTCGCAAATGATCCCCGAGGCTGCGGCCCTTGTGTCCGAGTGCCCGAACCCGATCATCAAGGACGCCTTGATGAAGGCCATGCGCGAGTTCTTCAGCACATCGCGCGCCTGGCGCGGCCGAAACCTTACGCTCCTGACCACGGTCGCGGCCCAAGAGTCCTACGACGTGAACCCACCGGCCAACGCCGAGGTCTTCCAGGTGCTGGCGTGCTTTTGCAGCGACGTGGAGATCGAGTGCGAGGTCCCGGGCGAGGATGACGACTCCTACCCGGGTGAGGCGGACAGCACCTATCGCATCGGCGTATCCGCTGATGGCGCCTCCTACGAACTGCGCCCGGCGCCGTCGGCTGCTGGTGACGTGCTGAAGGGCTCTGTGGCCTACACGCTAGCCGCCAACGCGACGGGCATCCCTTCGTGGATCTACCGCGAGCACCGATACGGCATCGCTTGCGGAGCTGCCGCCAACCTGGTGGCGCAGCCGAACAAGCCATGGACAGACCGCGAGGCCTACCCGATGCACCGCGCCAAGTTCGAGGAGTCCATCCGCGACGCCTCGAACACGGCCGGGCCCGTGCGCCGGCGCCCGCTGCGCGTGAAGACGTACTGACATGCTGCTGATCGACCTTCGCACGATGCGCGCGGCCAACGCCGCCATCAACCCGAAGCTGCTGCCCGTCGGCACCGGCGAGGACGCGCGAAACCTGGACATCAGCCAAGGCGACTTTCGCGGCATGCGCGGGCTGCTGCTGGCGCACACGCTGACCGGGGTTGTCTCGCAGGCGGCCAGCATCTACCGCATGGGCCGCGACACGGCCAGCGACACGGCCTACTGGCTGGCCACCACGGCCGATGCCGACTACGCGCGTTCGCTGCTGGCCACCGACCCGACCGAGCGCACCTACATCACCGGC